CTTCGATCGGCAGTTCGGCGCGTCAGAAACGTTCCCATAGCGAGCAACCGACGCGCCGAACTGCCGATCGAAGACCGCATCCTGCGCCGCCGGGCTCGCAAGGAATTGTTGCGGCGTCAGCTCGCGCCCGAGCGCCGCCTGCGTCCAAGACGGAATATTGCTCGCCAGAACTTGATAGCGACCAAAGGCGCGATCTCCGCTCGATGTGCGCGGGCCGATCGCTGAATAATCGCCCGACCCTCGGCTCTCGATCGCCGCGATAGCGTCGCGCGCCCGCGAAAGGTCGAGCCCGCCGGCGACGAATGCCGGGACGGGCGCCGCGCGCTCCGGAGAGATGCGCGCGATCACCGCCTCGAGGACCGACGCGAAGCGCGTCACGGCATTGCCGGCGCGATCGAACCCGAGCATGAGCGGCGTAAGCCGGACATCTTCGGCACCGGGCACCACACGCTCGCGAAGGTCGCGAAACTGAACCTCGTTTCGCCGCCATGCCCGCTCCAGGTCTGTCTGGCCCATGGCAATGAAGAGATCGTCCCGCGCGCTACGGGCGATCCTCCGCGCCTCCGCATTCGCCGACGCGACGGCTTCGTTCAACGCGTTCTGCGCGGCAGTCGCGGCGGCGAGGACGCTATGGCGGAACTGCAAAGGTATGCTGAGCTGCTGATATCGCAACTTTGACCACCCCATCCTCGTAGGAGATTGTTCCATCGAAATAGATCATCGCGTCCCCACCGCGAATTCTTCCGTTTTCTATGATGGCTACCCCCGAGGTGGGGCCGCGTGTCGTGGGGCCGCATGTCGTGGCAAACCAGGCGCGATAAATCCCATCTTGCATGAAACCGCTCCACTCAATTCGCGCCAAGGCCGCAAGGCTCGGCGCGCATCAAAGACGAGCCATCATATCGGGGCCGAAGGCGGCTGCACCTGCGGGAGAGTCTGTAAGGATAGGTGCTATGGGCAGTCGCGACGCTTCCTTCCGGGCGTTCCGCCGGCGATCTCGAGTTCGCCGGCGGAGTCGCACATCTCGAGGCGGGTCAGCTCATCGGCGATAGATGTTGGAAGCTGAGCGACAAGGGCTCTGAGCCGGGCGGTTTGCCGGTCGATCAAATACATGGACTGATCGAACGGGCGCCGCGAGCTCGGGATCGATCGCTCATAGGCGGCGATGACGGCGAGGCGGTGACGTTCCTCGGCGATCAGGCGGCATTCCTGCGGGGAGAGCCGGCAGCGGGAAAATCCTAGCGCCGGGGGCGCGGCGAAAGCGGCGACGAGAGTCGCCAAGGCAATTTTCTTCAACATCAGCAATCTCCCTCATGAACCGGGGGAGAATACCGAGGGAAGGGGCGTCGTGTCGACTCAGGGATGTTGGGCGGGCGGCATGTAGCGGATGGCGGCGAGCAGGACAGTGACCGCGACGACCATGACGGAGCCGAACCAGATTTTGAGGTCGCGCTTTGCGAGCTCGATATCAGCTTTCAATTCGGCCTTCGCCGCCGCGAGATCGGATTTCGTCGCGAGCCGGGCTTCAGTTCGCATCGCCATGCCGGGCCGCAATCGCGGCGACCCACCCCAGCACAGCGATGATGATGGGGAGGATGACGAAGGCAAAAAGCTGAACGTCGGTCATTCCTCTACCCCGTTTTCCTGCTCAGGGATGAGACCTTGTCATCCAACTGCTTGATCACCTGCTCGACCTTATCAAGCAACAAATCCATGGCCTTAGACCGATCGTAAGCCGCCTCTCCGAAGTCGCCGAGCACGGCAGCGCTCCTTTCATCGGCAAGCGATTTCTGAAGCCTAGCGATGATCTCGGCGTTCATGCTGCGGCCGTTCGCCTTCGCGACCTCGGCAATGCGGTCCCGCATCCCCTCCGGGAAGCGGAGCATGAACTTGTCGAGATATCTCGCGGGCGTGTCGGACATGGCCGGAGGATAGTGGCTCAGTGACATTAAAAAAATAGCGTCACGGTGACACCCCTCGCTTGACGCTGATGCGTCATAGTGACACTATCAGCAGTGTCACGATGACATAAGAGGATGGTGTGCCGAGAAGCGACGAACTACCAAAATTCATGCTTCGCCTGCCCGATGGGCTGAGAGGCCGCATTAAGGCCCTGGCCGCATCGAACCGGCGATCGATGAATGCAGAGATTGTTGTTGCTCTTGAAGAGCATCTGAGAGCGGCGACGGGGGATGAGTTTGGCGACCACGCCCCCGCCGCCGCCGTTCAGAACCCCGCCCGGCAAGGCGGGAATTCCATCAATCCGGTTATCGAGGAACCGAAATGACGACGCAGCATACCACGCCCGCCACGGGCACGTCTCTGGGGCATCCCGCCGAAGGCGCCAATATCGGGAAACTTCTGCCGATCCAGGATCGAGCGATCGGAGCCGGAGCTATTCAATCCATCAACGCGCGCGACCTGCACGCCTTCCTTGAAGTCGGGAAGGATTTTTCGACGTGGATCAAAGACCGCGTTGCGCAGTTCGGATTTGTGGAAGGGGCCGACTTTGTGCAAATCGTTGATTTAATTGATCCCCAAAATGGGGGAACAATGAAAACAGTGACTTACAAAGGGGCTAAAACAGCCAAGGAATACGCCCTCTCCCTCGACATGGCGAAGGAACTGTCCATGGTCGAGCGGAACGAGAAGGGCAAGCAGGCCCGGCTCTACTTCATCGAATGCGAGCGCCGTGCCAAGGCGGCACCCCAGATCAACTACCTCGACCCCGCGAACATCCTCGGCTTCGTCCAGGCGCTCCAGGGCGAGGTCGCAAAGAAAGACGAGATCATCGCCGTGCAGGGCCAGCGCCTCAAGAAGCTCGATGTCATCGAGGGCGCCGACGGCTCCATGTGCATCTCGACCGCAGCCAAGACGCTCGGCGTCGATCCGATCAAGAACCTCTTTGCCCTGCTCTCGGCCCACCGCTGGATTTTCAAGCGGCCGAACACGTCGGACTGGCTCGCCTATCAGGACAAGATTCAGGCCGGCTACCTCGAGCACGCCGACCATCTCTACAAGGACAGCCAAGGGCAGGAACGGGTGCGCTCCCGCGTCCTGGTGACAGCGAAGGGCTTGGTGAAGATCGCCGAGCTTCTCACGGCTCCGAAGCACTGAGGGAGGAACAGATGACCAGCTCTCTCAACCCCACCAACCCGTCCCGCCGTTCCATTCTGGCCGTCGCCGCCGCGCTTTCGGCGGGCTCGGTCTCCGACGCCATCGCCGCCGCGCTCGCCGAGACGCAGGAGCCCTTCCGCTCCTCTCTCGCCGAGGGAATCAAGACCTATGAGGCGATGACGGCCGAGGAGCGACGCGCGCTGCTCGATGCGTACAATTGCTGGCTCGAGATGGAGCGCCGCGAACTGGCTTTGGAACGCGCCGGCGGCGACCCCGATCTGGCCGACGCTTATCTGCGGAACGTCGTCATCGTCGGGCACCGGGCGAACTCGTACCACGACGACGACCGCGCTACGGCTTCGTCTCGGGCGCAACACGTCCTCTCGGCCGTCGGCTGCGACTGGCGCGAACAGAGCGCCTGATCTTCTGGAAACCTGAAATTCACGCGTCCCCACCGTGTTGCTGGACACGGTGGCGGGGCGCGCTCGCTCGTCTGGACAACCTGCCGAGCGCGCCCCTTTCCAGCGAGCGGCCTTCAGCAAGCCACAGCCGAAAGGCGTTCTGACATGAAAGACGACCGTTCCGAAAACGTTCCGGCGAGCATTCCGCTCACCATGAGCACGCTGGAAATCGCGGGGCTCACGGGAAAGAGGCATGACCATATCGTTCGCGATGTGCGAAAGATGCTGCAAGAGCTTGATATCAAGGCTTCTCCCCAAATGTGGGGGAAAGTCGCGAGCGAAGGCGGCGCTCCGCTCAACGTGGGCTATCTCCCCAAGCGCGAGTGCCTGATTCTGGTCTCCGGCTATTCGGTCGAGATGCGCGCGCGGATCATCGACCGATGGCTTCAACTCGAGGCGGCGCTCGCCAGCGGCCAGCCGGCGGATCTGCTCGACGAGAAGAGCCGTTCCGCCATCGGCGGGATCGTCAAAGGCGTCATTCATAAGGAGATCGCGAGCCTGTTGCCCGGCATGGTCGAGGCGGCGCTCGCCGCGGACGCCCGCCGCGCCGTGCTGGATTATGTGAGCGTCCGCCAACTCTTGGACGAGGCCGGGGCCGTTCAGAAAGGCCGCAAGAGCCTCAACCGCCGCATCGGCTATCGCCTCGGGCTGATCGCCCGCAGCGAGGGCGGTGCGCGCCGCTGCCCGCATACCGGCGTTTGGCTCTATCCGCGCACCACGGCCGACAAGTTCATGCGCGAGGATGGTGCGGCGCTGGTGAAGGAGCATAACGACCGCGCCGCGGGCCAAGGCGTCTTGAAACTCGTGAAGAAGCCCCCGCCGGAAGAGCGTCCGGAGAAGCCGCTCTAATCATCCATCGCGCCGGCGCGCCGGTCACAGCCCGACGGCTTTCCGGAGCGCCTCATCGATGCGTCCATGCCAACCGGGCCCGCTGGCCTTGAATCGCTCGACCACATCCGCGCTCAGTCGGATCGAGACGGCGACCTTCTTGGGGGCCTTCTGAGGCCCACGGGTGCGGGGAAACGCCTTCAGGACTTCCGGCGGCAGCTCGCTCGCGGGGCGCGCCCGCGCGAAATCCTCCGCGGTCCATTCCGGGTTCTCGCTGTCGAATATCACCTTACGGGGCATAGCGCTTCATCTCCTTCTTGTGGGCTCGGCGCAGGCTGATCGCCCGGATTTTGCCGGCGCGGTTGGTGAATGCGAGGCAGTAGGCCTTGCCGTCGATGAGCCCCCAGGCGCGGTAGCGGGCCTCGCCGTAATCGTTCCGATCGTCCTCGACGAAGGCGAGGATTTCGAGATCGGACGCGCGAGCCAACGACACACCGTGCTTTTCGATGTTGGCGGCGTCCTTGGCGGGGTCGAACTCGATTGGCATAGACGTATATACGATTTGCCTCGCTCGCAGTCAAGCAAATTGTAGATACAAAAATCCTGAAATCTCGAAATTCCCCTGACCAAGGGGAGGACGCGGATTCCTGGGCTCCGTCGGCCCCGGTTCCGCGAAAGCGGACCCGCGCGTTCCGGGCTTGGTCGGCCGGGCGCCGATGGAGGCTGAAAATGAGCGAAGTGCAGCACATGAACTTCATCGCGGATGTCGCCGTAATGGAAATCGATGGCGAGGCGCGCGCCCGAGACCTCGATATCGCGGATCGGCTTGGCTTCGAGCGGCCGCGCAAAATCCGCGAGCTGATCGAGCGGAATATCGCGGAACTCCAGCGGTATGGATTGACGCCCCGCCGCGGGGCTCCAATCGTCTCCGGCAAGGGGCGCGTTTCGGAAGTCGAGGAATACTGGCTCAACGAGCCGCAGGCGCTCCTAATCGCGATGCGCTCGGATGCGGAACTGGCGCCGGCCGTTCGCGAGATGCTGATCCGCGTCTTCATGGCGTGGCGGCAGGGGCGGAGCGCGCCCGCGTTCGATGAAGCCAAGATCGCGCGCATCGCCGGAGAGGCTGCCGTCGCCGCGGTCAACGCAATGCTCCCGACGATGATCGCGGAAGCCGTCGCCTCGGGCGAGTTCGCGATCGGCAAGGGCTACACCGCGGGACAAGTCGTCGACCTCGCCAAGGTGCCTGGCGCGTCCGGGATGCGCGGGATCGACAAGTTCGTCTCGGGCCGGCTCGTCTCGGCGCATGTCGCGCGCGGCGTCGCGATGCGCGAGGGCCGCCTCGGCAAGCGTTCCGCTCGCCTCTTCGATCCGACGACATGCCGCGAATGGCTCGTTAATGGCGGCCGTGAGGCGATCGAGCGCCGCGTCGCCGCGCGCCGCGGCCAAGGCGTCCTCCCTTTCAAGAAGCCCGGCGCCTGATCTCCCATGGCGCTCGCTGTCTGGCCCGCATCGCTTCCGCAGGCGATGACGCGCGACGACTATTCCGGCTCGTTCGGCGACGGCCGCGAGCGCGCGCCGCCCGAGTTCGGCCCTGCCGCGATTTTCTTGCGAACATCGGCCGCCGCCGAGCCCGTGAGAGGCCGCATCATCGTCGACCTCACCGGGCTCGTGATCTTGAAGAATTTCTGGAAGGTCGACCTCGGAAGAGGGCGGAAGCCGTTCCTCATGCCGGATCAGGACCGCGACGGCGCGCCGGTCACGGACAGCAATGGCGTGCCGGTTCTCGACAGCAACGGCGACTTCGTCAGGATCAGCGCGAAGTGGCTCGTGCAGTTCGTCGACCCGCCCGGATATGCGCAGTTCGGGCTCGATTACGCCGTGACGCTGTCTCTCGAAATCCTGCCGCTCTGAGGCTCTGAGGATGCGCTACGTCTCGATGAACATGCGCGCCGTGCTGCAGGGCACGAATGAAGAGGATGATGTCGGCGTCCTGTTGGCGACCATCACGCACCCGAGCTTCGAAGCGCCGGTTCGTTACTCGACGGACAACAAGGATCTGATCTCGATCGAGCCTTATGTCCGCGGAACGAAGGTCGGCGATCTCGAATATATCCAAGCGATCCGCGGGGCGCGGCTCCCGGAGTCGACCGATATCTCGCCACGCGGCGAGCTCGTCATCAATGATCTCGATGGGAGCCTTGCCCGCGCGGTGCGAACGACCGCGCCGGAGCCGGCGACGATTTCAATGGTGATCGTGCGGGCCGCGGCGCCGGAGATTGTCGAAATCGATGTCGGCGAATGGGAGGTCGCTGGCGTCACGTCGAAAGGGGGGACATTGGCGCTCGAGATTGCCGAGACCGATCGCGACGAGCCTTTCCCGGCGCATCGGATGAGCAAGCTGAATTTTCCGGGTCTGTTCCGATGATCGAGGCGTGGAGCAACGACTACGTCGGCATCCCGTTCGTGGCGCGCGGCGCCGACCGCAGTGGAGTCGATTGCTATGGGCTGGTGCGTCTCGTCTTCCTGGAGCGCCTCGGGGTCGATCTCCCGAGCTTCGCCGAATCGTATGTGACGACGCGCGAGAGCGCCGACATCGCGGCGCTCCTCTCGGATGCGCGCCAGTCGCCAGAATGGGAGCCCGTGCAGGCGGGCGCAGAGCGCGAGTTCGATGTCGCGCTCTGCCGCATCGGCGATTTCGCGAGCCATGTCGCGATCGTCATCGGGGGAGGGCGGATGCTCCACGCTGACCATAAGAGCGGAGTCGGGACGATCCGATATCGGGATGGGATCTGGAGCCGACGCGTCGTCGCCTTCGCGCGCCACGTCGAGGCGCCGAGATGAACGAGATCAGCCGCCCCGCCGAAGCGGGCCTTACCGCGATCGCGCTTCCTTGGGTCGACTATTCGCGGAAGGAGACGCGCACATTCGCGCCCGGCGTCACGGTCGCGGAAATCGTCGCCGAAATGGTGCCGGCGCATCTGCTCTCCGATGGCTCCCCGATCCGCGTCACGGTCGATGGGGAGATCATCGATCTGGAGCGATGGGTCGATTATCGGCCAGAGGCCGGCGCTGTTTCCGTTATCCGCGTCGTCCCCGGCGGATCGAATGGGCTGCGCTCGGTCCTGCTGCTGTCCGCCACGATCGCGGCGACGGCGCTCGGCCAGTTCTATGTCGGCCCGGCTCTGCTCGGCGCCGGCGGGCTCGGGCTGTCAGGAGCCGCTCTGAATTTCGCGACCGGAGCGGCGACGCTCGGCCTCGTCACCGCGGCGACGTTTCTCGTCAACGCGCTCGTCCCGGTGCGGCCGCAGCGCGCCAGCAGCGCCGCCGCGCAATCGCCGACATACGCGATCTCGGGATGGCGCAATCCTGTCAATCCAGACGGAGCCATGCCGTGCCTCTTCGGCCGTCACCGCATCGCGCCGTCGCACATCAATCTCCCGCATCGCGAGGTCATCAACGGAGAAATGCACTCGCTCGGCGCGATGACGGCGGGCTATGGCCCGATCCTGATTTCGGATCCGCGCATCAAGGATACCCCGATCGACCGCTACAAAGAGGCGGCGTACGAATATCGGGAGGGATGGCCGACGGACGGCCCGCTCACGATCTATCCCTATCAGGTCTTCGAGGAAGAGGTCTCCGTCGAGCTGCTGCGGGGCCATGCCGACACTTTCGGCGCCGACTCCCGATGGACGGCGGCGATGGTGGACAGCGTGTCCATCGAGGTCACTTTCCGCGGCGGGCTCATCGCCTATACCGAGGTGCAGAATGGTGAGACGACCACGACACAGCAGGGGCCGTGGGGCGTCACATTCGGCATATCGGCCCGGCTCGAATCTTCGGAGAGCTGGACTGACCTCGGCGAGTGGACAGTGTCGGGGATGCAGCAGCGCCCGCTGGTCGCGAGTTGGGAGTGGTACCCCGAAACGAGAGGGCGCTACGAGATCAGGTTCCGCCGAAACTCTGACGACTGGGATCGATGGGACCAGACATCGCAGTCCTGGAAGGTCGTCAGCGCGTCGTTCTGGACCGCGATCCGCTCCTACCGGCCGGAATATCCGAACAACGCGCCGATGCATGTCGCGCTCTTCGCAGCCGACATCCGGGCGACGGAACAGCTCAACGGGAACCTCGACGAGATCAATTTTCTCGGGCAGCGATACGCGCTCGAATGGGATCCGGTAACGCAAGAATGGGTCGAGGACGTCTGCCACAGCTGCGCATCTGCGTTTCGCTATGCGCTGCAGGGCCCGGCGAACGCGCGCCCGGTCGCGGATGCTAAGATCGATCTCGCGCGCCTGCAGGAATGGTTCCTGCACTGCGAGCCGCTCGGGCTCGCCTATCATCGCTATCACGATTTCGAGGCACGCCGCTCTGAAGTGCTCGCCGATATCGCCGCGGCGGGACGCGCCGTGCCGATCAAGCGCGCCGGGAAATGGAGCGTCGCCTGGGATGGGATCAAGACCGTCGTCTCGGCTTACATCAGCCCGCGCAATTCGACGGACTTCTCGTTCCGACGTCAATTCGTGCGCCGTCCCGATGCGCTGCGCGCGAAGTTCAATGACGAGACGAACAACTATGAGGAGGCGGAGCGCCTCGTCATCCGTCCCGGATTCGAAGGCGACCCCGTCGTCATCGAAGAGGTCTCTCTGCCGGGGATCACCAACCCTGCCGTCGTCTTTCATGCGCTTCTGCTTCGCTTCTACGAGATGGAGTTCCGCACCGTCGAATATTCGAACACGATGTTGTACGAGGCGATCGAGTTCGAGAAGTTCGATCGCGTCCGCTTGACGCATTACACGCTTGTCGAAAAGCAAAAGACCGGGCGCGTCGTGCTGGTCACCGGGCAATCCGTCATCCTCGATGAGATCGTCGAGATGGAGGAGGGACAGGATTACGCGGTGATATTCCGGCGCCCGCCGGATGCCGACGGCGAGCCAGATATCGGGCTGGAGCGCGTCGTCCAGACGGTCGCAGGGGAGACGAACCGGCTCACGCTCATCGGAGCCGGAGACCTTCCCGAGGAAGGCGATTTCGCGTTCTTCGGGCTCGCGTCCGCAACCATGCTCGACCTCATCGTCAAGGAGATCGAGCCCGGCGACGGAATGGAGCGCCATCTGACCTATGTCGATTATGCTCCGCAGATTTTCACGCTGACGGATTCCGTCGAGGCTCCGGCATGGAATCCGATCGTCGGGGAAGACATCGGCAGCAGCGACGCGCCGCCAGGCGTTCCCGAGTTCGGCGAGATCTACTCGAGCGCGCTCAGCCCGCAAAGCGGGGATTCGACGCTCTATGTCCCGCTGTCGCCGGGCGGGGGAGGGGTGACGACCTATTACGGCCTGCAGCATCGATTGCAGGGCGAGACGGATTGGACCGAGATCGAGTTCGGCGCGAACCCCGGCTCGACGATCATCACCACCTATTTGGCCGACGACATCGTCGAGATGCGCGCGGGCGCCGGCGGGCCGGGCGGCGAGTCGGATTGGTCCGATATCGTCACACACACCATCGGAGCGACCGATCCGGGGCCGAGCGGCCTGACGAGCTTCTCCGCCGCGCAGCTCGACGCGACGACATGGCGCTTCACCTTCGCGACGGCGCCGGCCGGCGGTGATGTGCTGATCAAATACAGGGTCGGCCACTGGACGACGTGGGCCAATCTGACCTCGCAGCTCGATGCTCAGTCATCGAGCCCTCACGACAGCACGACGCCAACGATCACATCCGCGACCGAATATTCATTCGGCGCCCGTCTCATCGACTCCTCGGGAGTCGAGAGCGGCACGCCGATCATCGTCCAGGTCACCACGGCCTGATCCGACACGGCGCAATGGCGCGCCGCAGACCTATCCAAAAATCGAGAGGAAGACATGGCAGACGGACAGGTGATCACGACCACGGATGCAGTCACGACGGTCGACGAATTCCTCGGCAACAAGGACCGCGGGATCGGCCTAGAGGGGCCGTTTCGGATCGCCGCGTCCGATGCGGCGGCGCAGATTTCGAGTCAGGCGTCGATCGGCGTCAAGAGCAAGAGCATCAACACGCCGCCGGCATCGCCGCTTGATGGCGACCGCTATATCGTCGGGCCGACGCCAACAGACGCATGGGTCGACAACGCAGGCAAAATCACGCGATGGCTGTCCGGAGCGTGGGGGTTCATCGAGCCGATCGATGGCATGCCTGTGCATGTCGCCGACGAGGACAAGCACTACTACTTCAAATCATCGAGCGCGACTTGGACTGAGATGACGACTGGTCCGGCGGGCCCCGCCCCATGGGCTCCGATGGCCGCATGGGCGCCGTCGACCGCTTACACGGCGACCGCTCCGGCGAGCACCGTGACCAACGCCGGAACAGCCTATGTCTGCAACACGTCGCATACCTCGGCCGCGTCTTTCGCGACCGATGCGGCGAAGTGGACGACGATCGTGGCAGCCGGCGGAAATCCGGCCGGATCGAGCGGAGTCGTCCAGTACAACAACGCCGGCGCGTTCGGCGCAGTCACGGGGTTCACCTTCGACGGCACGAAGCTGACGCTGACGAAGCGCATCGAGCAGGGGATGACGGGGAACGTCGACGGTATCGCGATCGGCGTCAATGCCGGCGCCAACCTCACGGGCGCGTCGACTGTGGCGATCGGCAAGGACGCGCTGGCGACCGCAACCTCATCCCAGAACGTCGTCGCGGTCGGCAATAACGCGCTCAAAGCTCTGACGACGGGCACCGGGTCTATAGCGATCGGAACCGACGCGCTCACCGCCGACACGATCGGATCCGGCAGCATCGCCATCGGACGTTTCGCGCTCAAGACCGCCAATCCGAGCTATTCCAATGTCGCGATCGGCGATCAAGCTTTGACTGCTTTGACGACGGGCGGAAGTAATGTCGCGATCGGCCAATCTACTCTGGCTCTAGCGACGACCGCGGCTGGCAATATCGCGATCGGAACCGGCGCCGGCGGGAAGGTGACAACCGGAGCCTCCAACGTGCTGATTGGCACCGCTGTCGGAACCGAAGAAACGACGGGTGCGAACAACATCTATATCGGCAACGCCGCATGCCAGCTCGGCGGCCTAAACTCATCTACAATTTTCATCGGCAATACAGCTGGTCAAAGTGCGTCCGGAGAATTCGCGAGCATCGGCATCGGCTTCGGCGCATTGAAGGTCGCGGCTGGCGCATATCCGACGAACTTGTCTCAGAACGTCGCCATTGGCTACACGGCGATGCAAAAAACTACTACCGGCTCGCTCAATGTCGCAGTAGGAACTCATACGCTTCAAGAAAACACAACAGGAAATAATAACACGGCGCTTGGAACACAATCTCTTACCAACACAACAACTGCGAGCGGTAATACTGCGGTCGGTTACAACGTAATGGGCGCTTGCTCGACCGGCGGGAACAACACCGCGGTAGGATTCTCGTCCCTCGGAAACGTGAGCACCGGCGAACTCAACACCGCAATCGGCAAGGGAACCGGAGCAGGAATTACCACCGGCTCCAACAACACGATCATCGGCGCGGGTGTCACGGGACTTTCGGCGGCGCTCACGGGCGCAATCATCGTCGCGACCGGCGACGGCGTGAAGCAAGCCGAGTTCAACAATACCGACGTGGGCGGCTGGCTCTTCAATGCGCCTGTGCGCCCGAAATCCTACACCGTCGCCGGACTCCCCGCAGGCATCGAGGGACAGATCGCTTACGCCACCAACGGCCGCAAGGTCGGCGAGGGCGCCGGCTCCGGCACGGGCGTCCCGGTCTATTTCGCCGACGCGTCTTGGCGCGTGTTTTCGACTGACGCCGCCGTCGCCGCGTAAATGGAGAGCGATATGGAAAGCCAAGAATTCCCGAGTGAATACGCGTTCCCGGCCGAGCTGGTGCAAGCCGTTCTGAACTATCTCGGCGAGCGGCCCTATCGCGAGGTCGCCGGCCTCGCCAACGAGCTGCGCCAGCGCGCGCTGATGCAAGACGCCGAGTTCGCCGCGCGCCAGAAGGCGGCTCCCGCGCCCTGATCGGGCGCTCTCTCCTCATTCTCGAAAAAATAGGTGACACATGACCGATTGGACGAAGATCGTCCGCGCGGTGGCGGACCCGCGCGGCAAGAAGCCGGCCCCCGCAATCGTCGCGATGATCGCGGATCATGCCGATGAGCAATTCCCGAAATGGGGCTTCACGACGCTCCGCCGGCAGGCGGCGCTCCTCACGCATATTTGCGTCGAGACCGCGAATTTCACGACGCTCGAGGAAAACCTCGACTACCGGGCCGAGAGATTGACGCAGGTTTGGCCGAAGCGATTCCCGACCATCGCATCGGCGACGCCTTATGCGCATAAGCCGCAGGCTCTGGCGATCAAGGTCTATGGCGGGCGGCTCGGCAATCGGCCGGGCACGGATGACGGATGGACCTTCCGCGGACATGGCCTCCTGCAGGCGACCGGACGTGACAAGGGCCTGCAGCTCGGCAAGCTGCTCGGGGTCTCGCCGGAGGTCGCATCGTCGTGGCTCATGCATCCGGACCATGCGCTCGAGGCGGCTTGCGCGCTGTTTGTGATGCTCGGCGCCATGCGCTACGCCGACGCGGGCGACGTCGACGGGCAGACGCTGCGCATCAATGGCGGCAAGAATGGCCTCGCCGAACGCAAGGCTGCATGGTCGCGCGCCATCAAGGCGCTGTCCGCGGAGGCCGCCAAGGCGCGCGTCGCCGTGATCGAGACGCAGCCCGAGGCAATCGCCAACGTCGAGGATGATCCGCCGCCGGACCTGCAAGACACGCTCGCCGAGCTCCGGGCCGCCGGCTCGCGCACGATCGCCGGCGCCGATCTCGTCAAGAGCGTCGCGACGAAGGCGCTCGGCGGCGACGCCGTCGCCTCGATCGTCCAGAGCCCTGATGCGATCGGGAAGCTGCAGGACGCTTATGCCGGCTTTCAGCATGGCGCCGACGTGATGGAGTTGATCAAGAGCTACTGGCCGATCCCTGTCGGCCTGCTGCTCGCCCTGCTTATCGCATGGCTGGCGTGGCGCGCCATCAAGGCCGCCGACAAGATCGCCATGGCGCGCGTCGACGACGCCGTGAGCGGCCTCAACATCGGCCGCTAATTTCCCGCGCCGGGCGGTTTCCCGGCAATCTCGAAAAATAGGTGCTTCTATGAACGTCCTCGCTCTCGCGGGCGGCGCGCTGCTTTGCGCTGCCCGCTTCATGCTGACGACATCCTTCATCCCCGAGATCGTCGCCGGCTGGCGCGCCGTGCGCGACGCCTGCCGCGCCCATGCCGCCCGAGAAATCGTGCGCATCGCCGCCATCGCCGCGCTCGCCACGGCCGCAATCACCGGAGCCGTATCGGCCGGCTATGCGGCCCCTCTCGCGCGCGAGCCGGGAGATATCGTCTATCTGCCCTCCCTCGCCATCCGCGCCAATGGGAGCCTCGCCCTCGCCGATGGCGTGACGCTCGCCGACGCCGCGCGCGCCTATGCCGGCCCGGGCGAGTATTGGAGCTCGACCTGCCGCGCGACGCTGCCGGGCTGGTATGCGCCCGTCGAATGGACGGGGCTCGACGCGGTCAATCGCCCGCTGTGGCGCGCCACGATCAGCGGCGCCGGCGTCGTCGAGGTCTCTGGCCTTGGCCCGGCCGAGACCGATCCGCTGCGCGCGTTCCTCGCCGAGCTGGCGAAGACTGTCGCCTGTCACTGATCCAAAGCGGGCCGCGGCGATCTTGCCACCGCCGCGGCCCTGGACCGACGCCACGGTTAGGGGCGCAGCGCCGACCCGCCGTGAGCGTGACGAAAATTTCTGAATGAGTGGTTAGGGGGACGCGATGGCTGACGGCCCAGCGAATCTATGGGCGGCGCTCGATAAGGCGCGAGAGTGGTGGCTGCCTATGGCCGGAGCGGCGCCGGCGGCGATCGTCGCTTGGCTTGCCGGCCGGCGGAAGGCGAATGCCGAGGCCGAGAAGGTGGCGGCGGAAGCCGACAAGACGAGCGCGGAAGCCGAGGCGATCGCCTCCAATGCGACGATCAAAGCGTTCCAAGCGCTGATCGACGGTTACGAGAAGCGCATCGCGGACCTCACGGCCGAGGTCCACAGCCTGAGGGACGAAATCAAGTCGCTCCGCCAAGTGCTCGACCAGCGCACGCGAGAGGAGGCCGAGCGGGCGCGGCGGGGGAGCGCCCCGTGAGTGACGCCGCCATCACCATCCTCGTCCTGATATGCGCGGCCGCAGAGCCGCGCTGCGACGCCGAGCACGCCCGCGCCGTGCGATCGTTTCAGGCCCCGCCGGGCGTCGTCATCTGCGCCGCTCCGATCGCTTTCGCCGGGCTCGTCGAGACAGCTGTTCGCCCAGGCGCTGACGAGGTCATGCGGATCCGGTGTCAGGGGAGGCGGTAGGCCGTCATGACCGCTGCGCGCCTTCAGCGTCTCGCCGATTCCGTCAGCGGCGAGGCGCTGCTCTGCCCTGCCGGGGGCGAGATCAGGCGGCTCTTGCAAAGCGCATGGGGCGCGCTCGATGAAGCCGCCCGGCTCGCGGAAGAGCGGGAGAGACGGGAGAGGAGCGCTGAACAGCTGCAGTGCATGCCAGGTGATCCGAGCGATTTTGACCGGATGGCGTAAGAGACACCAGAGAGCTACTTCAGAGACCTACGACTTCTAGCGCGGTCGCGGCGCGCAGCATATCCGCGGTCTGCGGCCAGCGGCGCAGATCGCGGGCGATCGCCGCGTCGCGCGCCGCCGGCTCGATGGCCGCGGCCGATATGCCGGCCGCTAGCGCCAGCCACCCGGCGCGAGAGAGGGTCGCCGCCCGCAATCCGCGGGTCAGGCCCGTGTCGCTGTCGACCGTCGCGATCGTGACGAGATTGCGCGTCTCGGCCGACCAGCGGGACGCGCGCGCGAGGCTATCGGCAATCTCCGCCCGCCGCTCCGCGGCCTCCACGCCGAGCGCATAGGGCGCGTCGAAGCTGATCTTGCCGGCGTCCAGCACGATCCAGGTGAGCGGCGGAGACGGGACGATGGCGACTCTCAGCCGCCCCTTGGTCAGCGCGGCGATCTCCGCGGGCGTCGGCGAGCCGAGCGCGCAGACGAGCGTGAGGGACGGCGCCTCCTCGCCGGGCGCCACCACCGCAGTCATGCCCTCGCTCGCGATCGGCTGCGGCCAGGGAGCGCCGACCTCATAAACCGCCATGGCGACCGCTCCCTCCATCTCCATCGATCTCGGCGCGATAGGCGTCGATCGCGCGGTCGAGCTCGGCACGGCGCTGCTCGGCGACCTCGAGCAGCTCGCGCTGCGCGGCGGGGCGCGGCGTGGTGCGCCCCTGTCGCCAGTCCTGGACCGTGTCCTTGGCGACGTGCAGCGCCCGCGCCATATGCGCCTGCCATCCAGGGTCTCCCCACAGGGCCCGCCCGAGCGCTATCAGCCTCTCTGCCGTCATCTCGGTCCCTCGATCAGAGCGGCCACGGCCGCGCGAGTCGGCAGCCGATGGTGCTGCGTCACGCCGCCTCGCCGCGCGAGTCGGCGCATGAATGCGATGCCCTCCACGTCATGGTCGGGGCCGCAGTAGATGACGTCGATTTGCGCCTCGAGCCTGTCGGCCGCCCGCAGCGCTGCCGCCGGCGAGTCTGGGTGTCCGTCGCAGATCACCAGGACATGCGTGGGCTCAAGGGGCTCGATGGCAGCGAGCGCGGCATGAAGCGCGGTGCCGCCTCCCGGCTCGGGGATCGTCTCGCCGGCGGCGAGGCGCCGCACGCCGCTCGAAAAAACATAGATCGGGGCCGTGACCCCGATCAGCGCCTCGCGCAGCGCGTCGATCTTGCGTCGCCCCGTCGCGCGCTCGGCCATGCTGAGCGAGACATCGGCAAGCACGACACGGACGGCAGGAGCCGCCCGACGCGCCTCGGCGGCAGCCGTCGCTCCCGTGGTCTGCGGGAGCGAGCGCTTGGCGTTGGCCACGATGGCCGCGAGTGGATTGGTGGGGAGGGTCGTCGACATCAGTGGCTCCCGTGCTCGGCGTCATAGGCGACCATGTCGGCAGCGAGCGCGTGTTGAGCGGCCTCTCGGAGCGGAGTGAGCGCCGTGGTGATCGTCAGATTGTCGTATTGCCCTTCGGCGATCCCCGCCTCGGCGCGCAGGCGATCACGCTCGGCCGTGACCGGGCCGAAATGATGTTTGCGCCGCGCGGCCTCATAGGCCTCGCGGGCAGCTTTGGCGGCGACGGCGGCGCTCGCCTTGGCGAGCGCATCGCGCAGATCCTGCGGCTCGTCAGGCGTCTGATAGGTGAGCGCGGCGGCCTCGTCGCAATCGAGCCGCAGACCCTCCGGGAAGAGCCGCGCGGCATGGGCGGCGATAATGCGGACGATGCCTCCGGCGGGCTTTTTTTCGATGCGCGAGCCCTCGCGCTCAATCGTCAGCGTCCCAGGCGCATGCTTGGCTCCGCCGGTGACATAATAGCAATATTTCAAGATCCCACGCCCTTTGCGGTCGTCGCCCTCGGTCTCGAGATAGACGCGGGTCTCGTCACGGTCGCGGGCGCACCACACATTGAGCGACCAGCGCGCGCCGATGTGCTTGACGACCATCGCGGCCAGCCACTTTTTCTGCGTCCAGATTTGATCCTGGTCATTGACGGCGCGAGCGGTTGCGGCGGCTACGGCCGCCTTGGCCGCGTCGACGGTCGCGGGCGAGCGACGCGACAGCTCGGCGGCGATCGCGCGGGCCAGCTCGACGATTTGATCGTCTGTGAGTGTGTCGAGGCCGAGGTCCATTTCAGGGCTCCATCCCTGTGGCAGAGCGGGCCATCCCGCTCTTAACTCCTACACATGTAGGATATTTGACGCGCGTCGTAAAGCGCTCCACCCGCACAACGATTACGTACGGACGGAACCATGACCCGCACGCTCTCCGCCCGGCTATCCTGGCTCCGTCGCGATATCGAATCGGCGATAGACGGCGCCCGCCATTGCCCTGCCGTGCTGGCGCGGCTCCGGCGCGTCCGAGAGGAGATCGCGGCGGCGCAGAGAGAGGCGAGCGAGCCGGAAGCGCCGGCAACCTGTAAGGGCCGCTTACATGTTCCCGATGGCGACGTACACGATCTTCACGGGGTCGTCTGA